CAAAGACTCCCTAGAAGATGTAGTTACAAAGAAGACAATCATCAATAGCCAACGCCCTAAAATGCATGGCGTATTGGGATGATATAATAGATGCTTACAAAAGATAATGGAGAAGTAATGACAACAACTATTGAGGATATCCTATCAAGGTTAGACCCAAAGACAAGAAAACGTGTGCAGCAAGCAACCGAAGTTGAGATTGAGAGACAACCAACGCCAAGCCTAAGTCTTAATGTTGGACTAAAGGGAGGTCTTGCTTATGGTCGTCAAGTTCTTATTTGGGGAAACAAGTCTGCAGGAAAATCATCCTTCTGTTTGCAAATGATTGCAGATGCTCAAAAAGATGGTAAGACTTGTGCCTGGATTGATTCAGAGCAGTCATACTCACCTGAGTGGGCTACAAAGCTAGGTGTCGATTCTGAAAAACTTATTTACTCACCTGCAAAAACAATTAACGACATGGTTGATGTTGCAGTGGACCTAATGAACGCAGGAGTAGATTTAATTGTAGTTGATTCTATCTCTGCACTACTTCCTGCCATCTACTTTGAAAAAGACGGTAATGAACTTAAAGAACTACAAGACACCAAGCAGATTGGTGCAGAAGCAAAGGACATGACCCATGCAGTTAAGATGCTTAATTACGCAAATAAAAACACGTTGCTCGTACTTATATCACAACAACGTAACAGCTTTGGTGGGATGCATGCTACTCATATTCCTACTGGTGGTATGGCAGTTAAGTTCTTTTCTAGTACCATTGTAAAGTTGTGGTCAAGTGAATCAGAAGCCAGTTCCATTAAAGATAAGGTAGCTGTTGGAGACCGTCTAATTGAGCAAAAGGTTGGTCGCCCAGTTAACTGGACTATTGATTATAATAAGACTGGACCACAGTTTATTGGTGGTTCCTATGACTTCTATTTTCAGGGAGATCACGTTGGTGTAGACACCATCGCTGACCTAGTTGATACAGCAGAACTTATGGGTATCATTGAACGTGGCGGTGCTTGGTATACAGTTCTAGAAGAGCGTTTACAAGGACGAGCAAAAGTGGTAGAATATGTTAGAGAAAATAAAGAGGTATTTGACACTCTAGAAAGCATGGTGTATGCAAAGCTATGATCAATCCAAATGATTTTATAAACACTACTCCTAAGCAGGAAGAACCAAAAGAAGAATTGAATATGGTTGGCGGTACATTTATTTGTCAAGAATGCCTTGTGCCAGTTAAAGAGGCTGCCCTAGATGAAGACTCAATGACGTTAGCATACACCTGTAAAGACGGACATAAGAACGAAGCAAGTCTTTGAGTGAAGCAGCAGAACTAAAACGTATTGGTGCTAAAGCACATAAAAACTCTGGTCGTGGTCAATACTATAAGGGTGATGGCAATACAGATGAGTTTATTGTAGATGTAAAAGAAGCAGGTAAAAGCTTTACTCTTAACCAAGATGTATGGGCTAAGATCGTCACAGACACCCTGAGAACGGATAAAACAAAATATCCTGCCTTACTACTGGCTATTGGGGAAACACAAAAGATAAGATTAGCAGTCATTGAATGGGCTGCCCTAGAAGATTTAATGGAGAGAGCAAATGGAATCAACACTTGAGTTTATTAGCCAAGTAACAGAGTTTAATGATATTCATGAATACATGAAGGACCCAGAGCTTGATGAGGCTATGGCATTAATTGTAAAGATTATGATGAAACCAGATATTCCATCTGTTCAAGCCGTTGCACTAATTGGAAAGCTTCAGGCAATGTCTGCAAAGTTTGCTATTCTTGCAACCTATTACACAACTATTGCAAAGGGTCCATCGGGAAGTGTAAACAACACAAAAAAGAATGTATACTATACAATGAAAGAATCAATAGACAAAATCGTAGATGCCTTAAAGTATCTTGCACGATACAACTTAGGAGCATAGAATGGCTAAAAATTTAATAGGAAGTTTAGTAACAAAACCAAGAGATACAAAGTTAGATGCAAAGAAGTACCGCCTTGCATTAGGTAAGGCATATCTAGAAGGTAAGAATGGTATTCAGTTTACAACCAAGAAAACATTTTCACCATCTACCGTTGGTTATGGTTATGGCAAGTGTCCAAGATATTGGAACCTTGCATTTAGCGGTGTAGAGTTTAAGAATAGTTTTAACGCCCAAGGTATGGCTGCAATGAATGCAGGTACACAGGCACATGATCGTATTCAGTCTGCTATGGGCAAGGTGGAATATGGAAAGCTTGTTGAGCTTGAGCGTGAAGTAAAAGTAGTAGATCCACCTATCCGTGGTTTTGCAGATGCAATCATTGAGATTGACGGAGAAGAAATAGTTGGTGAAATCAAAACGGTTAAGTCTGAAGGTTTTGATATTCGTAAAGATACTTCTACTGGTGCAGATAGTCACGTTGTCCAGCTATTGATTTACATGAAGGCTATGGACATGAAAGAAGGCTTCTTCCTTTATGAGAATAAAAATAGCCATGAGCTTGCTTGTATTCCTGTCGTAATGTCTGAAGAAAATGCAAAGTATTCAGACTACATCTTTGACTGGATGCGTGAAGTATATAAGGCTTGGGAAGAAAAGAAAAACATTAAACGACCGTTTACTGAGAAGAGCAGCAACTGCAATTACTGCCCAATTAAAATAGCGTGTTGGGATAAACCAGATGGTCGTACAAAGATTGAGCCACTAGAGGTTAGGTCTTTGTGAAAGATTGTGTACAATGCAAACAACCCTTTGACTTTAAAACACATAACCAAAAGTATTGTTCTAAAGAGTGCTGTAGGCTTGCTACTAATAAAAAAATTATGCAAAAGTATTACATTAAAAAGCAGCGTTTGGCAGGTGCGGTAAGGCTATGCGTTAACTGTAAAAACCAGTTAAGCAGATACAATTCCGATAGTAAGTGTACAATGTGTCAAGAGCTTGAAAGAAAGAACAAGTCAAATATAGCGAAAGGAAGTATTCAGGATGTCATTAGCAAGCTTGGCAAAGCCAAAAGCAGGTAAAGTATTAGGCATTGATGCATCTACTGGATCTATCGCTTTTTGTTTATTTGAAAACGGTGTCCCTGTTAGATATGGAAAGTTCCCTTTAGAAGGAATGGATATTTATGAAAAGGTTGCTGATGCAGGAAAGAAAACAAAGATTGCATCAGAGTTTCTAAAGCCAGATTATGTTGCTATTGAGTCAGCAATTATGGTTAAGTCTGCTGATGCAGGTTTAAAGATTGCAATGATTGTTGGTGCAGCACTTTCTGTGTTGCTGAAGCCAGGAGTTAAGACAGTTTCTATTGCACCTATTCAGTGGCAAGCTTTTATTGGAAACAAAAATCCAACTAAGGCAGACAAGTTGGCACTTGAAAAAGAGATTCCAGGAAAGTCTGTAACTTGGTATAAGGGTGAAATGAGAAATAGAAGAAAGCAAAAAACTATGGACTTTTTTAATACTACTTTTGGTACAGAGATTGAAGACAATGATGTTGGCGATGCTTGTGGCATTGCCTATTATGCATATAAGAATATGACGGAGAGATAATGAGTAAACTATATCAGTCAAAAGCTTGGCTAACAAAGAGATACCTAATTGATAGAAAGACTATTGAAGAGATTTCAAAAGAATGTGCAACAAGCCATCAAACCATATACAGGTATCTAGTACAGTTTGATTTAATTAGGAGTCAGAGAACGTGGAAGAAAAGATAAGAATTAATCTTTCTGGTGTAACTTTAAATCCAGATTTTTCAAAGCAAGATATGGGTTATCCAACTGCTGCAAAAAACATTTGGACAAACCTGGAAAAGTGTAATTTTGAAGTTACAACATTTGATTTAGATCACAGAGGTATAAACCTGTCATATGCCCAACCAAAACATCACATCATGTTTAGTGGACAATATAATATCATGTATGGCTGTCACGAAACCACAGAAATATCTGACTACTGGGCAGAGTGTTTAAATAAAGCAGATGAGGTTTGGGCACCATCAAGTTGGGTAGCAGATGTTTTTAGGAAAAAGGTAAACAAAGAAGTTTATGTTGCACCACACGGTGTATCTGGAAGCTTTGTTCCCGCAAAAAGAAGACTACAGGATAACAAGTTTATCTTCCTGCACCTGGGAGAGCCATACATGAGAAAGGGTGGACAGGCTACCGTAGATGCTTTCCTTAAAGAGTTTGAAGGCAATGATGATGTTTTGTTGCTAATAAAGTGTTATGATGAGGGTCATACAATTCTTGTTCCAGACGGTGAAGGAAATATGGTAGAGCCACAAAAAATTCATAAAAATATAAAAACCATAACCAAGTCTACAACTCAGAATGAATACTTAAAGATACTTCATAATACTCACTGCTTGGTGTTCCCATCTTGGGGAGAAGGATTTGGAATGATGCCACTTGAAGCTATGGCTAGTGGGATGCCAGTTATTTCAAGTTGGGAGTGGGCGGAATACAAAGATGATATTAGATATAAAATTGATAGTGACCTAATGCCAGTACCAGATAATTTACCAAAGTACCTAAAAGAAACATATTTAGGTGAAATATATGTTGCCAGAATTGATTCTATAAGATATAATATGAGACAGGTGTACGATAATTACGAACAGGCTTTTGAAGATGCCTGGATTGATTCTTTCAGGGTTCATAGAAAGTGGAACTGGGAAGAGGTTATTGAAAAGTATGCCGTACCTAGACTTAGAAAGATAAATGGAGAATTAAATGCACGAATACACGGAGTATGAAAAGTTTCATATTGAGGTAGATCAAGTTAATCACCCACGACACTATACCTCTGACCCATCTGGGGTTGAGTGCATTCAGATTACACGTCATAGAAACTTTAATGTTGGCAATGCTTTTAAGTACCTGTGGAGAGCAGGTATAAAAGACGATAGAACTCAGATTGAAGACTTACAAAAAGCTATCTTTTATATCAATGATGAAATTAACAGACTGGAGAGCAAACAAGATGCCAACCTATGAGTACACCTGCCTAGCTTGTGACACCACCATAGATAGAAGCAATGTAAGAGTTGATGATAGAGATCATCAAACCTGTGAGGATTGTGGAAATATTCTTAATAGAAGTTGGACTGTTGGCAATGTTGCTGTATGGGCTCCAACATCTGGCGGATACCGCTAAATGGCTAAAAAAACCACACAGATCAAATATAACCCACTTTGGGACGTTAAGCATGAATATATACACGGAAAAGATTTAATCACGCCTGGGACATTAGTTAAGATTAAGAATGTTCGTGGTGAGTTTAAGTTCCAAAAGTATGTTAAAAACATAGACTCAGGCATGGAATGGGTTGATGTTATTGGTCAAACTGGGTATAGATCCTTTTATGTATACGATTTAAAGGGTATAATTAAGCCTAAGAAGAAAAGAGCAAAGAAAGAAAATGTCTGAAATAGAGCTAGTAGACCGTTGGGAAAACATCAACAAGGTTGCAGAAGAGTTTCTCAAGGGTAATACTAATCCTACAATCATTGCCAAAGCTTTAGAAATGAAGCGTATAGATGTCATTGACTACCTAGAAGAATGGCGTATGGTTGTAAGAAGCGACAAGCAGGTACAACTTCGTGCTCGTGAAGCTCTAGTTGGGGCAGACCAACACTACTCAATGCTAATTAAAGAAGCTTGGGATGTTGTAAATGAGGCTGGAAACACTAATCAACTTTCACAGAAAACCGCAGCACTAAAACTTATCTCTGATGTTCAACAAAAACAGATTGATATGCTGCAAAAAGCAGGTATGCTCGATAACCACGAGATGGCTGAAAAGATTATAGAAACAGAACAAAGACAAGAAGTTATTGTTGGTGTTATTAGAGATGTAGTATCTAGTTGCGACAACTGTCGCATTGAAGTAGCAGAAAGACTTTCAAGGATAAGCGACAAAGCAGAGGAAATCTAATGTTTGAAGACATGCTAGATCTTCTTGGCGGTGATGAGTTTGATGAAAGACCAGTAGCACTTGAAGAGTTTGTTACAAGTGAAGACTTCCTTGGTTTACCCCCACTGTCCGATTACCAATACACATCTATTCGTGCAATGAGTCAGATATATAAAAAAGCAACGTTGATTAATCTTTTTGGTGAAGATGAGGGTGAAAAAAGATGGAAGCAAACTTGTAATGAGGTAATTCTTCAGCTTGGTAAAGGTTCTGGTAAAGACTATATGTCAACTATTTCTGTGGCATATATTGTTTATCTTTTGCTTTGCCTTAAAGACCCTGCCAAATATTTTGGTAAGCCTCCAGGCGACTCTATTGATATTCTTAATATTGCTATCAATGCTGAACAGGCTAAGAATGTTTTCTTCAAGGGATTTAAAACTCGTATTGAAAAGTCACCTTGGTTTGTTGGAAAGTACACACCAACAGCAGGTGCAATGACCTTTGATAAAGGTATTACCTGCCACTCAGGACACTCTGAGAGAGAGTCTTGGGAAGGCTACAACGTAATCATGGTAATCCTTGATGAGATATCGGGCTTTGCCACAGACTCAACATCGGGACACGATCAGGCTAAGACTGCCTCTGCTTTGTATGACATGTATCGTGCATCTGTAGACTCTCGATTCCCAGACTTTGGCAAGGTTGTTTTGCTTTCATTCCCACGCTACCGTAATGACTACATTCAGGAGCGATACAATGCGGTGATTGCCTCTAAAGAAGTTATAATGAGACAACATACCTTTAAGCTTAACGAAGAACTTGAAGGTGATGAAGATACAGCAGAAAATTACTTCACTGTTGAATGGGAAGAAGATATCATTGAAGCGTACAAGTTTCCAAAAGTCTTTGCTTTAAGACGACCAACTTGGGAAATTAATCCAACTAGATCTATTAATGATTTTAAGATTTCATTCTACACAAAACCAACAGATGCCTTATCTCGCTTTGCTTGTATGCCCCCAGATGCCGTAGATGCTTTGTTCCGTTCAAAAGAAAAGATAGAAGCTTGCTTCAATC